GTGTCTTAGTGCTCACAAAAAACCGCCCACCCTTGCTTAGATTACATCTACGGCAGGATGCAACGAGATTACTGTCGTCATCCAAACCTCCGAGCCTACGAGGTATCACATGATCCACAGTAGTAGCCTCTTGATTACAGTATTGGCAGATGAACTGATCACGCCTCAAAATGCGACTGCGTATTTGTCGCCATCTATGAGTGCTACCAGTAGATCGTAATGCGCTTTTACTCAATGCCATCCCTTTGTCTTGAAATGATGCAATGCTTTACACATTGACCCATATCTATTGTAGTTGTATTTAATTCCCCACTCTACCTGTTTATATCCATTAACAGTCTTAAGCCACTTAGATCTACCTTGAGGAATACCATAATGACTACCATTAACAGCTTTAGGATTCCATCTAGATTCTTTGTAATACAACTCATCTAAACAATAGAATTCATTTAGATTATTAAGCTGTATAAAAGCCCATTGACGATAATGATTAGTTTTATCTGTTAAAGCAACGGAATCATCTTTTAATAAGCCTAAGTTCAAGGCTATGAACAGAGGTATCACCAAACCAAACCTTGCGATCTTTCTGCTTCGCAGATCGCCCTTTCGCTCTGAAAGCGAATTTGCGTTTAAGGGTATCATACATCTCCAAATCCATCAGCATAACCGCAGGTCAGACGGCAAGTCGTGATCCTTAATCCATTCAACTCAATCCATGTTTCATCGTATCCGGCTTGGCTCATATCGACATCCACCCCTCATACTCAGCTTCAGGATTATCTGTTATCCATTGCTCACGCAATTGATTTTGGTAAGTCCAATTTATTTCGTGTTCTCCTTGATCATGAGAATCGCACATGTATGGCACTCCTTATCTGCAAACATCCAAGATCCGCATTTAGTACAGCGCATTACAGGCTCTTGAGTATCAGTTGATTCAGCTAGATTCTTTGTGCCTATGGCTTGACATTTAAGACATTGAAAGACCCTAAATCCTTCATGAGAGTCATATCCATCAAGCCACATAAACTCAGAGTTGGCTGAGCAGAAATTACACCTGAATTTAACCAAGTTTTCCTGCCCAACCAGTACCCTTAAAGATTGCTGGCACAGCTGTATAAACACGCCTTAAAGGCTCATAACATACTTGACAATTAGGGATTTTATGATCCATTGGTAATTCCAATACAATCAGCGTTCCCTCTTTGTCGCACATGTAATCGTAATTAGGCATTATCTTGGATTCCATTCACAGGATAAGGAATTCGATTTATCGTATGACATGAGTAGCATTGAAGCAGATCGCCCTGATGAAGTAATCTGTCGTCATTGCAAGTATCGCAAGTAATTCTTGATGGCTCGACTTTAACTCCGTCATCCGTAAAGGAAGCAGTTAGACCAGAGCCGTCAATGATTTCTAAATAACCCATTTATTCACCTCCTTCAAAATACCATTTTCCATTAGCTGTAAGTTTTGCCCATTTAGGTTCACATTGTTTTGCTTTGCAAACATAACCATAGTAAGGCTTACCTCCTTTAGAGATTCCTTCTTTCAAAATATGCCCATGCTGACATGCAGGTGGCTCATTGGGCGTTGATGCACCAATCTCAGCAACTACATCTCCAACCGACCACACAACAGGCTCAGGTTCTTTCTTATCAGCTGCAAAACTATCTCTTAGGATTGTTTCGATCTGAGCTGATTTAGTGCCGGGCTTGCCATACATGTTTTGACGGCTTTCCAACTTGTCCTTGAATGATGGGTTGCTTTCAACCTTTTTCATATCATCCTTGGTGGCAGTCTTGTCAGACCCCTTAAGTAGAATAATTGCTCTACCTAAGCTGCTGGTTGCCGTATCCTCAACATAAAACTTTTTCATATTGGGAATGTAAGTTTCTCTTGATCCAAAAGCAATGTTGCTAACAGCTGGTGATGGATCTGTTGCATCACGCCATAGCGTTGCTTGCACCAAGATATAACCTTTTTCGGCATCATGACTGATAACTGATATGTCTGATCTGCCCATAGGATAATTGGCAATAAACCATTTGTTTAGCGTTGCCACATCCTCATAGTCCTCTAGATTAAATGCCATTGTTAATCCTCCCAGTTTTCATCTTTGACGGCATCAAGCACAGTTTTATAGACAGCTCCGTAGGCAATGAAGTCTTTGATACTGTCCTCATGATCTGGAGTTTCAGTAAGCCTAGATACCTTGACGAGTGCCATACATAATGCAGCTTGGTGTGGTGTGATTGGGAAGTCGAGATATGCAGACCATAAGCCCGCAATTCTTTTATGGTTGTAATATGGGTGTCCATAGACACTTCCCCGCTGTTGCAGCGTAGTAATGACTTCATCGAATAATGCTTCAGTTGAACTTTTCATAATCAAAAACCTCATCAACCTTCTGCTTATTATCGATCATTCGGCGGTGCATATCCCAGCCGTCTTTGCGCCCACGCCAGTAGGCGGTGCTCTTGGCATTTCCTAATGATGAGTAATAAAACATGATTGCAAATACTGCAATGAAAAACATCCATGCAGCTTGTAGATCGGTCATAATGTCGCTCCCTTACATATCCACAGACCATCTGTGAATACATAAAGTTTGACCTAAATCAAGTTATTTATCTACCTGACCTACGGCGTGTTCTATAACGATTAGATAACGCCAATAGCCTCAAATTGATCGATATGATCATCAATCGTACGATCCCGATAGTCGGTTTCAAGCCCCATACGACTTTCCAAGAGCTGTGAATGAGCCATCTTTATTGATTGGAATCAGCGTTGGCGTCATGTTTTTGCCGTTCCATTCAAGGATAGCAATACCCATCTGCCAATTGGCTAAGCCTTTCGTATAAGAGGCTTTTGCCTTATTCATAAGGTTTCCTACCTCAATGCCATATAAAGGTCTGTAATGCCCTCCTAAGCCCTCTGAGAAGGCACTCATGCCTAGTTTGTGGGTATGACCACAGACCACGCTCTTACCAGCCTTTCTAGCCAAATTTAGGGCAGTTATGCCAGCATTGGGATTGGTGTTGCCTTCATCGCCATGAGCCAAGATCCAGCCCTTTTCAAATTCATAAAATGATTTATGGAATGTAATCCCTAGATTATCAAAATCCATAAACTTAGCGTATTGCAACTCGGGAAGGCTAATCAGCCCCGGCACTTTCAAAAGTGTGTTGTAAAGCCGATCTGTATGGTTTGACCTAACAATATGGGCTTCCTTGGCATTTTCAGTTAAAGCCCAAAGAATGTCTTGAGTTGCCTTGCGGTCAGCATCAAGGGTTTGTTGATAAGCCAAAGGTGTTTTCTCAGCCCATCGAGAAATGGTTTGAAAGTCAATCTCATCGCCAACGCATAAAACGCTATCAAACTTCTCACGCCTTGCCAGCTTGATGACATTCTTGACAGCTGCTTCATGGTGGTATGGAATTTGCAAATCACTTATTACTAAGTATCGCTTAATCGTCATCCTCATCGTCAGTTGGATCTATGGATGGGATGATCCCACCATCGCCCACAATCCAATCAGGGAAAGTCTTATGTTCTGTCATCAGCCAAAATGCGTGCTCAGGTGTGAATCCTGCTTTTCTAGCTGCTTTATAGCACTCATGCAAAGCCATGTAATGCTGATCGATCTTTGATAATGGCTCAGGAGATTGGCGAACAACTCGCCTATTGATCTTTTTCCGTTTATTGGTTTTGCGTGTGTTCGCCATAAATAAAATTATCGTTTACTGATTAAGACAAACAGGTCATCGACACGCTGTTCAAGTCTTGAGATTTGATCCTTCATTGATGAACCTGAATTGGGTTTTAATTCTGAAAGATAGGATTTAATAACCCAGCGCAGACCCACTAATAAACTGGTTGCGATTGCGCATACGCCAACGCCAAAGGCGACTAACTCGTTTGGGCTCATTTAGCATTGAGTCCATAATCAGCTTCGCTCCCTGACTTTGGATCTAATGCCTTGGCTAATGGCGCAACTAATGCTCCAGCCAATACTGCTAACTCTGGTCGAATATCAGCCACGATCGCTAATGCAACAGTTATGCCTGATGCTGCCACAGCTCTTAGGTAAGACTTGATAGCAGCCTTGTGTTTGTTAGTTAGTTTCATGCCTTGCCTCCTAGTAGTGGGATATTAAAGAAATCTGAGTTGTTGTCTTGGTCTTTGTTAAAACTGATGTGGATGTGATGATTGTGCTTATTGATGCCCTTGTATTTTCTCCAACGCCAGCCCAATAATGGTGAAGCAATTTTCTCTTGGTGAATTACATAACTGATGCGCTTAGAGGTTTTCCCATATTGTCGAATTTGATCTGCCAAGTATGCTGAAAGCCCTTTGTCGTCAGAAAGCCGAGCGTCAATATCAATTGCTCGCACGCATCCTGTTGCATCTGGGTTGTGATCGGATTTTCGTGCGCTATGTCGAGAATCACCAATCCACCCATCAGATTTACGCAAACGCTCTGGGAAGGAATCATCTACTTGCTCCCTAAATTGAACAGCAGATTTTGATAACCAAGGTTTCATTAGCCAAGCAAAATTGCTAGTTCATCAGCACTTAAACCAATGCGATCTAAAATCGCTTGGCGTTGCGCTTCGATTTCTGCTGAGTTATCAACACCAACATGAGCATCAACTATTGCTTTAGCCTTGGTTTCATCTTTTTTGGCAATGTCTAAAACCAATTTGCCATCAACTAGGCGTGGGTAATCATTAAGTTTAATGCCAGCATCTTTTAACTCTTTTTGTAATTGAACGCCATTTAATTGTGCAGGTATGTTAAATTCCATAATTACGCTCCTAAATATGCTGCTGAGAAAGTAGTCCAAATTTGTGTGCCACCCAATAAATCTAATGACCCTGTTCCATCTTGATAATTTTCAAATACTACATAATCTCCAACTGCTAAATTGGCAATAATTTGAACTGTCAATGAAGTAAAATAATTCGAACTCATATTGATTTGAGTTTCTTGGGCTAGTTGTGTTGCTCCAGCATTTTTTCTAATAGTTCCAATTCTTTGTCCGG